ATTGACGTGCTCGCTCAGCGTCCACGCATCCGTTGAATCAACCCAGTTGATCGTTTTATCAGTAGTTCCTTTCAGCGTGATGCCACCACCATCAGCCGTGAGGTCCGTTGGGCTTGTGACATCACCCAAGATGATGTTCTTGTCTTCAACAACAAGGTTCTGAGTATTGATGTTGGTGGTGGTGCCATTGACCGTCAGATCACCAGCAATCGTGACATTGCCATCGAAGGTGGCCGTGCTGGTCACATCCAATGTCCCAGGGATGTCTACATTGCTAGTCCATTCGACACCAGTCCCGGCAGCATCCGTCTGTAGCACCTGCCGCGCTGCACCATCAGCCAGCTTGCTGACGGCGATCTCGGCTGTTTCTGAAATATCTAAATCAACAATAGTATTATTGGCGATCATTGTGCTTGTAACTTTGCCGGTGCCGATGGAAGTGACGCCAGCGCTATTGATAGTTACATCGCCGTTGAACTCAGTTGCTGTTGGGACATTGCTGGCATTACCCATTAAGACCAAACCAGCGCTAATGCTCGCGAGCTTGGTATGAGCAATTGCTGCAGATTCCTTGATGTCAGCATTGACAATAGTATCATCGGCAATCATCGCGCTAGTAACCGTGCCCGTATCGGCGGCGGTAATTGCTGTGCCACTAATTTTTGTCTTGTCGATTGCTGCACTTGCACTGATATCATTATTAACAATCACGCCACTGCTGATTGCTGTCACGCCACTGCTGTTAATCGTCACATCGCCACTAAAGGCAGTGGCGGTTGGAACATTGCTTGCATTGCCAAGCAAGACTGATCCAGCAGTAATGTTTGCAAGCTTGCTATGTTCGATTGCCGCCGTTGCACTAATATCGCCATTGACAATAGTCCCGTCAGTAATATTGGTGCTAGTGATTAAAACACTGCTGCCAAGAGCAGTGCTGCTTAGTACTTCTGTACCATTAATTTTATATACCTTGCCATTAGCCAAATCAATGTGTTCACTACTGGTCCAACTATCAGAACTATCGATCCAATTAAAAGTCTTATCTGTTGTGCCTTTTAATGTAATCCCCCCACCATCACTTGATGCGTCTGACGGTGAATTTCCATAGGCTAGTTCAATATTCTTATCTTCTACGCGGAGATTTGTAGTATCAATAAATGTTGTAGTACCAGAAACAGTAAAATCACCACCAACGTTTAAGTTGCCACCGATACCAACGCCACCGGTAACGGTCAGCGCACCAGTAGTGGTACTACTAGAGGCGGTACTATTCGTAGTTGCTAATGTACCACTTGTAGAAATATTTGCAGTAATGGCAGCTCGGGTATTGTCAATATGCAAATATTGAACATGATCATCATCACTCAAGCCCGTCAATGCGCCATGGTCGGAGACTGCGGTGCCAGCCCCAGCGACCTGGATAACCCTGAGGTCAAGCACATTCCGCAGACGAGCAGAAATACTGTTGCCATAAGCACCAGTTTGGTAAACCAATTTATAAAGCGGACGAAACTCGACGCTCGGAAAATTGGTTAATACTAAATCGTCAAAAGTAACTGCTTCGGCTTCACCAACATTGTCATAAATACCTTGACCCATAATGGCCAAGATTGGATAATTTAAGTTGTGGGTAGCAACTAAATATTGCACCAAGAATTTGTTGGCAGTTGCCTCAGCAACAGACCAACTGCCACTGCTAAGTAAGTTGTATTTAGGGAAACTGGTGCCAGCCTTCAGCGGGAAATTAGTTGCATTATCTCGCACCCAATCAGTTCCCTCTAGATAAAGAACAGGGATTTGCGCTGGGCCCTGCAGATCCTGCTGCCAAGTATTCGCCGTTGGCGAATTGCTGTGCGTAATAATAACTTCTAAATCTTCGTCGAAGAAGGTGCCGCCACTGATGTCAACCTGCGCGTCGGAATCCGCGCTGCCGGAACCGCTAATCGTGTAATTTGACAGCGAGAAACCGTTCGCATACACTGCTCCCCTTGTACGGTGCAGGTATTCGTGGGTTGCCCAATCCAGCGTAATCCCATGCCGCTCATCGGCGAAGTAGGGCGCTTTATCAGTCGTGGCATTCCAGTAGATATAAGAAGTTGGCGTGTCGTTTTGCCAGTCGAAATAAGTGGTGCGATAATCAAGATCACCATTTTCGTCAAAGTAAATATAATACAGGCCACTAGTAGTGGTGTCAATTGTAATAGTCTCTGAAGTAGTTTTGGTATATTTAATTCCGTTACACCAAACATCATAACTTGCGCCTACGGGCGCAATTGTGAATACGCCAGTCGACTCATTGAATGAAATTGTGCTGTCGCTTCGGTCGGCGTGGCCTTTGGGCTCCTTGGTTTGATCAATCCCAGTGATTTCACGAATATAATCAGCATTTGCGCTGGTTGCTGAGATATCAATCGGTACTAAAGCACCACTTTCAACAACATAAATTGTATTTTGATCTGTGGCCCAGCAAATTTCGCCCTCTTCCAAGTCCAGCAAACTGGCACTTAAATTGGCATAAGTGCCGCGTGCGATCCGAACTGGAGTCCTGCTTGCCGGGGTAGCCATTTTGTCGAATTAACTTGTCTAGTATTCCCGGTTTAGGTATTGAAATTCCCGCCATCAAGATTCAAATTATTAATTGCTTCACGCAATTCGATCCAGTTGCCGTCTTGCCGCACATAATAGTTGCCATCAACTGGAGCCTCTGAAATGCCACCACTAGATCCACTCGCATAATTAAAAATTTGGGGAATAAATCTAGCGACCCAAGAGGCGCCATCGAACATTAAAAATTGACCCTCTTTGGCGTCGGTCGTATCTACATTTTTCAGATCCCCTAATTCGGTATTTGTAGCCTCTATGTCTTTGCCATTGAGGCCGTCCCTCCCATTCGCACCATCCCTGCCGTCGCGCCCTGCCTTACCAGGGCCGACTAGGAGCATCCTGTCTTGAATGCTTTCAACTAACTCCTGGAACCTCTTTTCAAATACGTCAAAGCTTAAGCCGGAAGTGTTAGGCTTTTCGCTTGGTCTTAATTGTGTATTTTCTGTTTTTAGTTCAGTTATTTGTAATTCAGTAATAACCCCAGTTGAAATTACTCTAAGTCTTGGCAATAATTTCCGTAATTGTTCAACGACAATATCAAGCGGTTCATTATCAAAGTCAACCAACCATATCTTCCAACTTACCTCAAATTCAAGCGGCGCTGGATAGCGATCAATATAGATGGCCACCCCAGTCCCGGCTTCCGCTGGTGGCTTGCCATCGACAATTTTGATGCGTGCAAGCAGCTTTAAGACTGGATCGCTGCCGATCAAATCCCGTATGTCGGCAGCGGAAAGGATCACGGTGAACTTTCTATCCGTCTAGGTTTCCAGTTACCCGGCCTTGCGTGTACCGCGTCCAGGCGCCAGCCTACGCCGCTTTCCATGTCCATTCCGAGCGCGATTAACGTTAGGCTTTTCAAGCCTGAAGCCGCCACCTTCGGTATGGCTAACGTCGGCACCACCCTTGCCCATCAAGCCCCGAGCACGACGCTCGCGAGCCAAGGTCGCCCGGTACTCGCGTTGTTTAGCACTTTCATTGCGTTTCTTATCATAGTCATACTTCTTTTTGCGCGACTCGGAATTCTTCGCGTAAAACCGCGCCGTTCGACTTTTAGCGGCCATTCTTCCTCCGATTCAAACGTCCACTTGCGCCATTTCTTGGCTTCTTATTTATTGGACTTGCTTTCGGGGCATACTCGCTAATCGGCTTGGCTTGTGTTGCCTTTTTCTTGAAAGGTGCCGCCAATGCTTTTGACATTGCCATTATTTTTTACCTTGCTTATGAGCACTGGCACCACGCTTGGTACTCTTTGACCCTTTTTTTAATCCGATCTTGTTTAATGTGCCATAAACATATGCGCCAGCCCTTTCACCGGTAAGTCCTTTTGCTTTGGCAGTTTTCTTGAGCTGGCGGGCTGCGAATTCAGCCTTTGTCATTCGTTTTTTTGCCATAGGGCGAACGCATTTACCTAGAATGCCGATTACAGATCAGAATTGTCCGCATTCTTTTGGCCAGGGGCATATCCATACTCACCCAACGATCCATCACTAACCGGATCAGTAATAGATCTATGCTGCACCCTAGGATGAGTAGAAACAATGTCGGCATCAAAGTTGATACCATCTTCAATGCGGGGCCCATTGCTATAAGTGATTTCATTCATCGTCCAGAACCTGACAGAGTTTTACGAGTTCAGCCTTTGATGCATTAGACTTAAATGGTATGTTTTCCTCCTGGAGCAGCTCCATTAATTGGGCGCGGGTCATCAATTCAAAATCAAATTCTTGGTCAACTTCATCTTCCTCAAGGCGAGGTTCAATTACCTCGATATCCTTTTGCGAATCATCAACTACACGCTTGTAGCCAAGTTCTGAGTAGTCGCGTGCTTCGGCGCTATAATTTGCATAGACGACATCGCCGTCCTTCTCAAATTTCCAGGGGCGATTACGTAAATGCATAAAAATAGGGAGCGACTTTTGCCACTCCCTATGGTTCCAATCGCTGATTAAGCGATCAGCCAACGTTATCCACGGCGTCCAGGAATACCGAGAAGCCAGTAATGGCGCCAGCAGTGCCGGTGCTCTTGGTGCCAGCAGTGTAGGTATACTTCACATTGCTGATACCGCTGAACAGGGTGCCACGCACATGAGCGATGTACACGCCGTTGGTGTCAACCTCAGCCATATCGGCAGAAGTAATGGTGTAGAAGACGGCGTCACTATTGCCGGCATCCTTCAGTTGGATGGTAGCGTTAGTGCCATCGCCGGCCTTTTGCACAACGGTGGCATCCAGCACAATCACGCGAATGGTGTTGGCAGTGCCGAGATCCATCCCCACATCAGCAGCGGTGGTGGTGATCTTCATGTTGGCATCAAGATCAAACTTTTCCCGAGGGAAAACGCCAGTAGAACGAGCCATGAGAGTACTCCAGGTTTGGTTTGCAGAGCCCGCCCCGCAGAGAGATGGCGCGACTCACAGTAGTTTGCCAATAAAAAAGCCCCCGAAGGGGCTTGGGAACATTCCGCAAGGATCCTATCAGGAAACAGCGGCGGTTGCATCAACATTGGTGAGTCGCGCAGCGGCCCTACCATTCACTAAAGCAAGCCCGCAGTACCATTCCACGCGGGTCACCAGAGTGGGCGAATCGGTGGCTTCACCCAGGTCGCGCACTTGCACGCCACCATTCTGGATTCCGGTCAGCAGATCGTTGCCAAAAGCAACGACATAGATGGACTGGTTGTTGGCAGTGCCATCGAGGATGGCCACATTCTGATGATCGCGATCCAGCTCGATCACAGGCAGGCCGGCATACACCATTTGCTGGTAGCCAAACTCATTGCGCATGATGTCGATCTGAGCCGACAGACGAGCGCGCTTGGTGAGGTGGCGACGGGCAGACTTGGACATCACCAGATACTTGCTGCCGCCCTGGGCGTCAACAGCATCAATGGCTTCGTCCAGAGCACCCAGATCCAGAGCCGAGGCACTGGAGGCATTGCGGATCACCTGGGAGTTGGTGCCGTAAGCAGCAGCAGGCAGGCGGGTAGCCAGGCCGTCAAACTCAGCAGCGGTGCTGTTGGAATCACCGTTGATGAACAGCGCTTCCCAGGCCAGGCGCATTGCGCGGGTCTTGGCTTGGATTTGGTAAGCGCGAGCTTCGGGGCCCTCAAGGTCAACGATGGCGCGATCGACTTTGATGTCGCCACCGAAGAGCTTCAGGCTCTCGGACTGTTGCTTGACCTCGGCATAGGTTTCTTCGTAGCCAGCATTAAACTGACGGAAACCCACATCGCCAAGCGACTCTTCACGCTTCCAGAAAAGGCCGTTGCCTTGGATTTCGCGGAAGGGGAGAACGCTCAGCAGCGAGCCGGCGGCCAGTTCAGTAACGATTGCACGTTCCTGAGGATTGGTGGAGTGCTTTTTAGCCTCCGCAAGAGTAAGAGCCATTTTTCTAGTGGGAAGATGAACAAATAGCTAGGTGAAACTACGTTGGCATCACGCCGAAACGTCGGAACACCCTGCCCGTGACATCACGTCCACTAGCTTCGGGTGTTGTCTACCTAGTATGCCAAGACTTTTATCTATACCAAAAGAAATAACAAAAAACCGGCCTCTGGGCCGGCTTTGATTTAATCAAAATTAGCTAATCAAAAATAATTTGCTATTTTAATTAACTAAACGCCTTCAGGAAAAGCTCTTCTCGGCTCATTGAATTCAGGTCTTCACCCGTAATTCCGTTTGCATCAGTGCCGCCATAGCCAATTCCAGCACCAGAGCCCTTGGCGCCCTTGAAAAACGTACCATAAATTGGATGATTTTTAAAAGTACTCAAATAAGATTCGGGATCGATCCGCTTGCCAGATTCTTTATCCAACACCGGGTCGCCGGCACCATCTACAACCGTCAAGCTGCCATCATTTTCAAGTCTAAACTGGGCACCAATCTGATTGGCCAGCATATCAAAGAAAGAGACGCCATCGGCAGAGTCGGTCCTTCCGCCAGCAGCGAAGAATACCTTCTCAAGAGAATACCGCTTTCGGAAGTCTTGCAGTTCCTTCCGTGCAGAATCTGCGATCTTTGCAGCTTCAGCGGCCTGCGAACCATATTTCTCTTCAAGCAACGCAGTCCGTTCATCAGCAGCAGCCTTTGCCGCCGCAGCAGTCGCTGCTTCTTCTTGAAGTTTTTGATATTCGTCAGGATTGATTTGAGCAAATTTGCTTAATTGTGTTTCATAATCCTTGGTTTGGCGTTCAAGAGTTTTCCGCGCTTCTCGCTCTGATTTTAAAGCTTTTAATAGGTTTTGAACCTCGTCTTCGCTGTAATTTTTGTTACCGGCGGCAACCTGATCGGCCCCCGTCTCGGGCGCCTTCAGCTCCTGTTCTTCCATTGTTTGGCATCACGCCATAGTGCGAGCTAGTATGCCAATCAGTATGTACAACTTATTTCAATGGCCAAACTAAAGTTTAGGTTTCTGCTTTCTAAGAGGAAATCAATTTGATTAGTATTTGTTGGCGCACTGAATGTGCCAGTTCGATTGTTATTGGCTACATTAAGTAAGGATCCCGAATATGGAAACTCTATATTGAAAAAAGGTGTTCCTACTTCTGGATCTGTGTCAGCAATAACAGCCCAGCTAAGACTTACCATTCTTGTTTCATTTCCGGTCGGGGTCCAAGATGGATCAGTGATACCAAAATAAGAGTATTGGCTAGTAATTGTTACACTCAGTGGGCATGTAGTAGGATCGCCTGGGGCTAGGCATTTTCCATCGGTATCTTGAAAAATTGCACCTTCACCATAGCATATGCATGGATTGTCGCAACTTGTCAAGTTATTATAATTAGCCTCATTGGAAAATCTGCATTTTTTAGAGCAGTCTTCCATATCCGGTGGGCACACCGGTTCGACAGTTGGTAATCCCATTTACCATTTCCCAACAGGACAAGATGCTCCCTTGATCCACGTCTTTGCCTCCATGAAACACCCGCATTCCGAGCATCGTTTAGAATCAGGAATAAATAATGGACACGACAAGCAGATAGCATATCGCGCATCACGCTTGTCGCCCTCAAGCCTGCCTTCTTTTAGCGCCGATACGCCAGTTTTGAATAAACTACCGGCCATTTGGGCCATGCTTGCTTTTACGGTTGTCGCACCCGATCCCCTAGTGTTATCTTTCATGATGCCGGGACCAACCTTGTTCCGACTCATGGGCCAAGCACTACATGGTCCTGTTGGTAACACTTCGCTGCCATCCTCATTGAAATAAGCCAAATCGTGGATGCTGTTAATCATTTTTTTGAAAATTGTGTGCTAGTATGCCTAGATGGCAATTTTTCTAATTGCTCTAAAAAGCCTAGCTGTCGTCATGTTGCTACTTGTCGGCCCGCCATTCAGGAAGTTCTGACCAGCAATTGAGGGGGTTAAGTTGATTTGGCCAATTTGTGTACTGCTAAAATACGCAGTAGCGCTAAAGGCCTGAGAGCCACCTTGTTGAAATAACGTAGCAGTGGTCCTTAGTGGATTTGAAGTTGTAAAAGAATTTCTTGGCGGATCTGTCATTGCAATAGTATTAACAAAACCTTTAGGATTAGTAAAATTTGGGTTGGTCGTAGGCTTTAGATAGTAGTACAAAATGTCAAGTTCAAATCTTGATGGAATATACCAATCCGTATATCCAGCAATATTCAAAGTTCTTGCGTATTGAGCTGCCGGATGATTCGCATCGTTTACATTTTCTGTATTGTTGTATCCGTCTTTATCGCTGACCGTTCCAGGTTCATTGGCACCAGTAGTTCTATATTGAAGTGTAAATTGACCAACATCGCTAGGACTCACAATCAAAGCATGAGTAGCAACATAGTCTTCACTATAAGAAATAAGCCCCGCATAATAGCCGCCGGCATAGACATCGCCAATATTCAATACTGGAAAGCCTGTATTAAAATCACCACCATCAATGGTCGGAATACTCGTCCCAGAAACGGCTTCAACGATTCGGCCTGTAGCATCTTTTGAATACAGTCTTACACGAAAGTCCTCTACTCCGACGACTAATTCACCAGTTGTAATTGGATCAGTGCCATTAGTGGCAATGGCAGCACGAATCGCAGCGTCTCCATCGGAACTGTATTTCAGTTTGATGATATCTGGATTGGCTGTCATTCTAGAAAAGCGTCAGGATAGTATTCCCGTCATATGGGCGGAAGACAGTCATCGCAATCTGGATTCGGGTAACACCTTCCGTTGTCATTGCACAGATCACAGGCGTCGCATTCGCCATTACATGAGCACGACTTAGATTTTCCGTCTTCGTCCAAACCTCCACATGGAGTACCACAGCCGGGATCTGGCATGCAAATCAAACTAAGCTCGTCACAATACTCACATTGTGCGCACTCACTACCGCCTGGCAAGGTACATTTTGTATCGTCTTCAGGTGGATCGCATTCCGTGTCTGGATCACATGCCTTGGTACATTTAATGGAATCACCGGACCTTTGACACAAACATTCATCGGTACTATCCGAAGGGCAGCATGATTTGCCGGTCACACTATTTTCGCAGACCACTTCGCCGCCATCGCTAGCACTACAATAAAAACAATACTTGGTATTCCCGCCCTGTTCAGTTGGATACAATCGGCCTATATTTCTATAGCCATCATAAGATGGACATGGCGAATCGTTATCCCACGGTTCGATTGTAGTCAAAACAATTTTACATCCAGCCTTGTAACAAATACACTCTTCTTTGGGAGGTTTTTCCTTTGGCTTGCAAAAAGCAGAAGTTATCCACGCACCGGTTGCTGGATTGCACAGCCAACAATTATTTCCAGGAGGCTTTGATTGCCCACAATAACAGGGAAGATTGTCACCGAATTTGTCGGTAACACTTCCCTGAAAGCACTCCTGACAAGCTGAATCAAATGCTTCTGGGCATCCGCCAGCCTCTTCACCATATATATCATAATAATCCTGGCAAAATTCATCACAGGGCCTGTACGGATCAGGTCTTCCATAATTGCATCCACCAACATCATAACAACCAGTGCTATCACAACAGTCGGCTCCGCCTATGCATAAATTAGGTGGAGTTGGAAAAATCGTTCTGTTCTTTCCAAATTCCGTAAATGGATTTGTGTATCGACTATTTACCGGTTTGTTTCTAGGGTCACTCGGGTTAAATTCATGGGATAAATGCTTGAAGCGAAAACCAAATCGACCAGCATAAGTCTTGCCATTCTCAATCTTGTAGTCAAAAGGTTTTATGTTATCAATAGCTGGGTTGAATTTCCTTCTCCACCCTGGAAGCCAATTCAAATCTTTGCCTGGTTTGGGAATATACTTAGACATGATTTTTTATTGGCTAGTGTGCCATTTATTCGCACAGCCAGGGCGGCATGCAATTTTCCAAATAATGCTCATCAAAAACATCATTAGTTCTAATGTCGATCAAAGTTACCCTATGGTCTTGATTTTGCTGAATTGGCTTCCAGCCAAGTCCACTTCCATCATCGTATCCACATAACATTTTTAAAGTTCTTTGCCCATTTGAATATACAATAAAAGCACACAGTTCTCCATCAAACGAGGGATCATAGGCCGCCTGTTGTTGAAAATCTCCGTTTGCATCTTTGTAAAAACCTCCAGTTCTTGGATCGAAAGTTGTCAGCCTAATAGCTGTATCAACCAAAAATCCATGTTCGATAAAAGTTGGAGCTACAAGGCCATGTTCAAATTGGCTAGACATCATTGCTCACCGGTATCCATCGTAAACCATTTTGATCTGCAACATATAATTCAATTGCATCATTACCAGCGTTGTAATATCCGATTAATCGACCGGGATTTACTGCAACCTCAAGCGTTATGTTTGAAGGCCGCTCATCAACCACCTCAATGGCCGTAGACAAATCATCGGCATGATTGATTGAACTAATTTCAGGATTATTAATAGCCATTACCAGCTTGAAAATAATTTTTTTGCTGTAACTGTTAAAATAACAGGCGCACCTCTGGGAATTGAAGTTGTGCCATTCACGTTTGTATAATATTTTTTCCCATTATGAAGCACAATGCCATCTCCGTTGCTTGCATATTTCACCCAAAACGCAGTATACTGGCCAGGTTCAAGGGTTCTAGATTCTTTTGCGGCAATTTCTTCTATTAAATTAGCCCTTCGCGCCCGAGCAGACTGCAATAAATCCAGCAATAATTGGCTTGTGTCCATTTTAAGCCTTTAAGTTAAGTTTGATAATAGCCAAATTGTTTTAAGTCAAAATAGAATACGGCATCGTAGCCATCGGACATCGTTGCGGCATTCGCTAGGGGAGCAACGGCAACGATCTCCGCTGCTGTAATCGTTCTGCTGCTTAGGGTCTGTGATGTGCTAATAGTATACGTTCCGTTGGATCCGGTTCCGGTCCCTAAAGCCGTGATGCCCGTTCCTGCGGTAACGCCAGTGCCAGTTAAAACTTGACCTACAGCCAGCGTTCCAGAGGTTACGCCAGTGACAGTCATCGTTGTTCCACTAATAGAAGCCGTTACAACGGCTGGCCTCAGCAATACAACATGAGTAAATGAGTATGTGGTGGCACTGTCATCATGCGAAAAAGTCGCAGCCTTGCGGGCAAGGGGGATACCCTCGTCTGTATAAGCATAAATATCACTCGTCGTATATGAAATCGTTTGCCGCCCATACCCTGCCGTACCAGCGGTAATCTCGGTCGACATAAAAGTACGAGTCACCGTTGACGCTGGGTCATATACAGTCCCCGGTGAATTTACCAATGCAACACTAAACGAAGAGCCAGCATATCTTGCGGCAACAATATCGCGCAACTCTACTGTACTTACCGCTGCAGCAATGCTCATCTCGGCTCCAGAATCGCAATAGTGTTCCTACTATGCGAAGAGATTGGCGTCAACCGGAACTGGTGTGCTGCTAAGCAGTGTGTTTCCATTCGTAAGCGGAACGCTGCCTCCCGCCCCGGCAGCAATAAGGCTTCCGGGCTCGTATAGCCCGCCACTTACATAGCAAACAAATGTTGTAAACATATCGATGTATTGAGTTCCAGCAGGTTGGACGACTCCAAGATTTCCATCTTTGCCGCCCGGCTTCATCAGCGCCTGTAATTGAAGATTTACTTTAATGGTTTGGAACAGTGGCCTTGGCGGAAGAACGCTTGTTTCGTTATCAATTTCTGGATAAACGACAGTAAGGCCATCTTCACCTTCAATATTTGAACCCTCGGAAAGAGTCCCGTTGGATTCCCCAACATATAAACCATCAATGGAAACAAGAGATTCATCTGGATCCATCGCCCAAGCGCATGCATTCATGCGCAAGGCAAGAATTTTATCTTTTTCAACATCTACGTATCTAAATGGCATCCCCGGACGCCAGTCCGTAATAATATCACTCCTCAGTGCCTCCGTAATACGAAGCCCCCGTGCATCTCCTTCTTTTAATGCTCTAATATAATACAGTAAATTGTCTGCAGCGATAGCCGCCTGCGATGGATCACCTTGTAACGCATATGGAACTTCCATTTGTAATACAATCGGGGCGCTCTCGTCGGGTGGCGTAACGTAGCCCTCTGGATACCTTTCATCAGAGATTGTATAAGATACAGTCTCTTTGAATGTTCCATTGCCAACACGATCCGGTGCGTCTGGCGATGCGCTAGAGCTCCTTGATATACGTCTTTCGCTAGTCATTAAGCCGCATGTTGCCTCAATGCATCCGGCTTTAATTCCAGGGGATGCATTTGAACCACATGGAGATGTCCAAGTTCTTTCGTATTGAACCGTTGCCGTATCAAAATATTGAAATTCGGTAATTGTCCTTCTAGCTAAAAAGAAAGTATCTGGCGGAATAACAGTGAATTCCTTAAACTCCAGCATGCCATTAACGGATCTCGTGCCAGTTCTCCAATTACTTGGAATGGCACAGTTCAGTTTATTCATATACTCATCAAGAGTTGTTCTAATTAATTCACCGCCGGGGCCGTACTCGTAAACCCTTTGTGCATAATTTTGCAAAACCTGAGCAAGGCCAGTCAGTGGACAGTTGCCGCTGGGATTGCAGGTTGATCCATAGCCCCACACGCAAAATGCATACAGGTCGGCGTAGTATTGAGAGTTTAACTCAACTGCGGGACCATATTTTCTGCTGATTGAAGTACTTAATTGACCGCCCGGCCCTTTGTAGTAGTTGATATTAATCTCATAGCTTTCAACGGCAGATATTGACTTGATAGGTTCCGATGTATAGCCACAACTGCATGTTTCTTTCCCTCCAGGGCCGGGTGGCTCAATTGGTGAGTCTCCGCAAATGTCACTTTCGCGCCCGCCTGGCCTTTCGGAAGTGCCGCAACTACCATCTACACCAGAGAGTCCATCGCTAGGTCTTTTGCGCGTCCAAACGGTAGCTGGATAAACAAGAAAATAATTAGAAAAAGTTTCCGTCTGGTCTGTCTTGTTTTCGATTTCTTCGCTTGTTAATTCACGTTCATAACTTAATTCAATTTGATCCGGGATTAAGTTGCCCTGGCCCAACGGCTCAACAGTAATTGCAGTTTCATTTAGGATCGATACCCATTCACCGGCAGCGCGGTTCGTTCCCAGTCCATCGCCATCATAGAAATCACCTTTCTGTATGTCTCCCTGATTGTCCTGCCATAAAATTTTACCTTCTGCCTGAATTGCGCTATTTAAGGATGCAAAATTTTGCTGGTCTTCGGGTATGTCAAAATCGGTTTCATCAATTAAGTTTTCTATGTTGTCACTTAAGGATGCTAAGTATAATTTGCATCCAACGTCAAGAGTCAACTGCCGATCTTCTGGATTGTAAGAAGAGTCGACAATGAAAAGCCTGCCGCGTGGATGGCGGATGTAAGTTCCCGAAGTTGTTTTAACATTAATAGTAACAGGTCGCCCTCTCAGGAATATATTCTTGTCATAATCTTCTATGTTGGTTCCGCCAGAGATTTGCCCTAGTACAATTGACCCAGAGGTCGGCAGGATGCCAGAACCGGTAACAGACTCATCGTTCAGGTTGATTTGAATTAAATTATCACTATATTCAACGCCATTAATGTAAAGCCTGACGCCACGGGTTTTGTTTACGAGCCAAGTCATTTATTCACCTCAGGGTTGCAGGCCGACTTCAGTCAGGCCAATTGAGCACAAATAGTGCCTAGGACCAAATACCGAAAAAGATGGTGCAGTGGTAATAACTGCATATACCTCCGCTGTTGAAGTACCAAATGTACTGTCATCCAATGCAACGACTGCGGAAATCCCTTGTCCAGAATCAACTGCCCAAGCATTGTATAAATTGTCTAATTCCTCGGCCTGCTCAACGGTTAGGACACCAGTGAAGCCCCAAATTCTTCTTGGCCCCCTGGATGGACCACCCCTAATTGCGGTTCCATTTAAGCTAAATGAAAAGTTACTTTCTTCAACGTAGGACCGAGGGACCGTCTCGTCTGCAAATAAATCAAACTGAACAGAGTACTCCGTGGAGCCGCCGGTTTGTTGCGTATAGCTCAACGTAATACTCATTGCGTTACGACGTTCTCGGTAGTGTTCCTAGGAATCAACGCCGACGTGCGCGGAGTTTTGACATCTCTACAAGCATCCTAGAAGCGTCTGTAACCGGGCTCTGTGACTGGATGGTCACATTGTTCGTCACGCGCCCCTGGGAGCCACTGGAGAACGCCCTGAGTAGCGCTGCGTTAACACCTGACCCATCGACTTTGGATGCACTCCTGTCGGCGGCTCCATTAACGGGAATTCCGTTTTTAGGAATATTGAGGCCAGCAGTAATATGCGCAGGGATCACGGTCCCGGCTCCTGGTGCCCGCCACTGACCCCAGCTAGGCGCATTGATCATGCTCAACTGTCCGCCACGGCTCAGGAATGCCTCCCGACCTAATTCGTTCACCGTGTATTTGGTTCCGCCGGTAACAGGACCACCGGCAAATTTATTGCCGCCACCTCCTCTTTTCGGCATTTGCTCTAGTAGTGTTTTTTGTCTTTGCAATTCTTGTGTTATTCTAGTTTCTAGATCTAGCGTATCTCCTACAGCTTCGTTGTAATTTTCTTTTGCCTCTAGTAATTTCGCTTCCCATTCTTCAATTTTCTTATAACTTGCGTTTTTGATTTTGGTGATTTCATCTTCAAATTGCTTCTGCTTTTCCGCTGCAGCATCTTTCGCTTCTTGAATCTTTTTCTCTTGCTCTTCTTCACTTTTCTTTGCCTTGGCCTTGGCCTCGGCAATTCTTTTATCCATTTCAGCCTCGTAAGCTTTTCTCGCTTGAATCTGCCCAGTGATCGCAGCCTCTATCTCAGCTTCCTTCTGCTTGATTTGCTGCTTCATTGCAGAAGCCTCTTCGTCTAGCTTTTTCTCTTCTTCTTGCTGTTTCTTTTTCAGTGCGGCCGCTCTCCTCTCCAGTGCCTCCTGCTTCCGTGCCTGTTCTTCCCGCAAACGCTGAATTTGCTCTTCTCGCGCTAAACGCTCAAGTGCCGCTGCGGCCCGCAGCCTTTCTTCATAAGTTGCGGCATTCGCGGCTTGCCGTCTCAGCTTTTCAATTTCAAGTTCTCTAAGTTTTTGCTCATTCGGCCCCGGTTGGCTCAAACCAGCGATCTGAGCATTGTAAAAACTATCTAGTTTTGATCTTGCCATATCAATCTTGGCAAGTTCAGCATCATAGTAAGCATTCATCGCTTGGCGACGACGCTCGATGCCAGCTAAATACAATTCCTCAAATTGTTTGAGGGCTGTTTTTTGTTGATTCAGCCGCTCAATTTGCGCGTCATAAAATGCTAATGTTCGTGACTTTTGTTGCTCAAGTCCAGCAATCCGCGATTGGTTTACCTCGCGAGTTTTTGATAGTACCTTTTCCATTGAAGTTATTTCAGCCTGAGCCGCATCACTTGCCAGTTGCTTTGCTCTTTCGACAGCCTGCACACGCGCATCCGTAATCTTGCGAATGCTTTCGATTTGCTTTTGGATATCTCTCTCAATTGTCTCAGTCGATTCTTTTAACTTGCTTAAATACGCATCTTCCGAACTTGTGAGCTCTTGAGTCTTGGCCGCATTTAAACCCTTGGCTTTTGCTGCCGCATCAATCCCTCTGATTTGGTTTTGCAATGAAATAACCATTTGGTTCATTGTCAATAGCGCTTCTTTTTCTTGTTCTGTTAAAATGCCATCCGCCTCAGCCTTTAATTTGGCAGCATCACGAGCCTTAATCGTTTCTGACAGCAAGACATTTAACTTTGCTAAATAAGAAGATACGGCGGCCTCTAGCTTCATCGTTTCTGCCGCTGACGCAGAAGTTGCGCCAGCAAATTCCCTTAAAGAAAATGCTACCTTGTTCCCTTCAGCATCAATGGACTGAAGTTTTGTTGATAATGCAACAATTTCACTACTGAAGGCATTAACATTTTGCAGATTTTCTTGCGAAAATACTTGTACAAATTTCTGCAATCCATTACGTTGGTCGCCCTTTTTACTCAGTTCATCGAGGGACTGCGAGAATAGATCAATCGCCTTCCCGTTCTCATTTAAACTATTTGATAAATTCTGTGCTGCTTGATCAATTTTTAAAAATTCTCCTGATATTCTTTCGGCAATTTCTGGGGCGTTTCCTTGTGACTTTTTGTATGAATTATATGCCATACTAACGCCCTGTATGGCAGCGGCAAAAGCAAGGGCTGGCCCAATCGATGCCGCAAATCCACGAACCTGAGCTCCAAGCGATTTCGCGATTCCCCCACCGCTACGCCCGGCAGCCGCTGTGGCGGCATCGTATTTGACAATTGCGCTAGAGGCGCTATCCGCTGCTGGGCCTATTTGCTTGAGGTTATTTGCTGTATTGCCCAGATCCACGACTTTGACCTGTTGAATTGCTTTACTGGAAACGCCAGCAAAATTCCTGATCTTCTCTGCAACTTGTTGAAACACATTGCCCAACAGTTGAGCACCACCCTTTAAGTTGACCAGCAGACCACTGAACTG